ATTTTCAGCAGAATATCTGTTACTTAAATCTCTAAGGTATATCCAAATATTATCAAAATGCTGACCTATCATATTTAAGAAAACTAAGTAAGGTGCATTATTTCCGTCATCTCTTATATATCCTGGGGTTGTGTATAATAACCAATCTTGGTTGCTATTATCATATCTAGAAGAAGAGAAATACATACTCATTGTCGCTTCATTAACAGGCACAGTGTTTACTGAACCTAACCAATTAACAACTCGAGACGATGTAGCAGAGTATAATGGAAAAGGCTGTGTAGTAGAAGTTTTGGGCCATGCAGTAGAAGCTGAAGTAAAATACAAATAGTATTCATATCCATCAAACTTTGTAATAATGTTATCTATCTGATCCTGCAGCGTTACCTTTTGACTATTTGTATTAATAGAAGTCAATGCTGCTGATGAAGATTCAATTTGTTGAACTTTATATGCAAAATTGTAAAGTCTTTCTGTAACAGAAGAGAAGTGAGTAAAGTTACTGAAGCTTCCATAATCTACATTTATTTGAATACCTTTTTCATCCATCATTGATTTTAACTGCTGATAAGAAGAACTCACAGAAGTTAAAAATAGAGATGCGTAATTATAATAAGGTGTTGTCTTACTAATTCTATCTGTTATATTAACCTTATAATTAGGACCTCTTAAAGGAAGCGAGCTAGGTAATTCAGTGCTTGATACATTTATAGTAACGTTATACTCAACTGGTGAAGCAACTTGAGATACTACCCAAAAAGTAGATTTTAAATCATAATCACTAGGAAGTGGTTCGTATAATTTAAATAACACATACCCTTGACCTTCCTCTTCCACATAAACAGCGTTTACAGCTATTATTTGAACGTCTATTCCAAAGTTGAGTAGGAAGTCGGGATAGTAAGCACTACTTCCTAATACACCATTAAATTCATTAAAAGCGGTGGCTAATTCTGTATTGCCTAAATCTTGACGAGCTGCTTTTATTTCTGTTCGCGATGTTGATACTTCTTTAATAAAAAAGTTCTGTGAAGGATCTGGACCAGAGGCCATTAACTTTCTAAAAAAGCTATATTTTGTATTTACACTTCCTCTATTAAAACCCTGATTTCTAACATCTTTTTCTGGATCTAAAAAAATCTCACTTGTTGAATCATTTTGAGGATTCGTATTCATCCCAATAGTGTAGTCTGCAAAGAAGTAATCACTACCTATAACTTGTCCTCCAATATCTTTTACAAAGAATTCAATATAGTCTGTAGGTCCACCAAATGAAGGAGTAATAAAGGATTTGTTAACTAAAGCAAGATCAGCATCACTGTATTGTTGAAACTGGTCGGTAGATCCTAAGTATGTAACATCAACTGTTTCCATTATAATATCTTAGTTAGATTTGTATAGTTAGAATTTGCTTCCAACAGTTGCTGTCTTAATGAATTAATCTCTTCTATATAAGCTTTTTCTGATTCTGTTAATGTAACGCCACCTAAATATTCTGTGCTCCTTGCTACTAAGTATTCATGAGAGTTTACTTCACCTGTAGCGGGTATTTGAAAGAAGAGGTTGTTGTATGCGTCAAAAAACGCTTCTACTGTAAGGTCTTCAGTTACAGTTACATTGGTTACTGGTGAGTATAGTTCATTAAAACCGATGTCGATAACTCTTGGATAAGTGTTACGTCCATATACTTCTTTTATTAAATTAACTTGTTCATTCATTATGCTACTACTTTGAATACTAAATTCTGTCCTGTTAATATAACCTCTTCAGCAGGTAGTAAGCTAAGATCGTTTGCTGAATAAAGAGAAAGTGCATTGTAAAGAGAATTATCGTTATCATACAATGCTAAAGGACCAAAAGTTGTTTGATAAATATCCGTCTTAATTAATATACGATAATATCTATTAATTTCCAAACCATTCATGTACATGTAAAAGTAATTACTTACACTATCTGCACTAAGTTTTGTATAACTACTATCAAAGTCAATAACCATTTCATTAGTTTTAACATCTTGTAAAGCCCAACTAGTATTTTCAGATAAGTAAAGTGGATTTAAGTAAATAGATTGAGTAGAAAAAGATCTCGCTGGATAAGTATATCGAACTCCGGTTCTAAATTTATAAGCATTCTTTTGAGAAAATTCACCTGGATTATTTTGTAGTACTAAGGTAATTTGATCACTTAAAACATACTGGCTTCCTTGTGGATAATAATATGAATCATCCCACTTGAATTGAATTGTAGGAGGATAGATTGTATGTGTGTCAACTGAAAAAAACTTTAAATCAATAAAGGCATTAGGATCTTCTTCTATAGCTTGAGGATGTTTAACAATCAAGCCGTAATTAGGAATAGATCCAGAGAACCAACTAGTAATAATATTGGTTATATCTGCATTGGCATCTTTATTTGACATATAGTCAAAACTTTGTGTTGCTTCAATATCATCATACCAAGAACCACCACCAGTTACATAAAAAGATGATGAAGGAGTTACATTGTAATTCCAAATATAGCTTGCGCTTTCCCATAAAGGCAAATTATCATTACTCCAATAAAAAGTATTTTCTACCCATTGATCAGAGCTTCCCGATTGTCCTGTGTATAGCCAAGAAACTCCATTTGTTGATTGAGGCACTTGTGCGAATCTACCTGTTCCCATAATCCATGATTGAGAAACAGGATAAACATCTAAAGAGTATGTTTGACTTAAGTTTTGTGCGAAAGCTAAATTTAATTTTAGACTTGCTTCATAAGAACCACTTACTGACTGAGATGCAAAGGTCTTTAGTTTAGATATATCGGCTGGTGAAAATTGTAATACTGCTCTTCTAATATCTTCTTGAGGAAATAATTGATTTGTAGTATTGTAATTATCATTAGCAGCTAAGTCGTAAGTGTAGTAGGGATTTTGTGTGAGTAGTTGTTGTTTATTATAAAAAGCAACTCCATCTTGAGAGTTCTTAACAGATACTTCCAACACTTGATCGATACCAGTATTCTTAACTGGATATCTTGAATAAATTGTTGCATCTGCTGATGCGAATATTTGATATACTGCCATATTGTTATAATGTTACTACGCGTCCTTGAATATCTGTGTCAGGATATTTAACTTCAAAAATAGAAGGATCTAATGAAGGATAAATTATTCCATTTAAAGTTGCTCCTGCAATATCATAACTGTATTGAGAGTAACCTGTGTTAGTACCTGATAAGTTAATAATAGAAATTCTATTAGTTGTCTGTACTCCTGCTACTTGACTTAATGAGGTATAAATGTTAGCTATAATAATAGGTTGATTTACTTGGTAGTTTTCTCTATTAAAGAATACTTTTAACACTGCCAAACAATTAGCTATTGTATCTCTTGCAGAGAAGTTTGGTAATACAACAATATCAAAACTAACTTTTATATTTATAATATAAGCAGGTTTTAATCTTATAGTATCAGTAAGCATTCTATATTCTTTCAAATAAGTTTGAATATTTTGTAAAATAGCCGGACCTGGTGTTTCAAATTGTCCATCTACATTATAAGAAAGTAGATATATTGAAGTTGCTAAAGGATCTCTTTCACCTGGTTGGTTAACTACATATTGAAAGAAAGTTGCTTCGTCCTTAGTAACATAAGCTTTCGCTACTTGACCAAATTTAGCTGGCATACCTAATACCATACCTAGATAATCTTGCTGTGTTACAGCTCTCATTTGAGTAGGAAATTGATTAAGAGTGTTTAACTTTAATTGTTCAGGACTATCACCATCACCCCCACCTATTGCTCTTTCTGCATTATTGAATGCTAAAGAAGCTAATATAGTACCAGCTAATGTAGGATTAGGAGGAGAATTATCATAATCAGCTGGAGCACTTACAATGTTTGTTAGTTGGTTTACTTGTACATTTGAAACTGCTCCACCACCTACTATATATTGAACTGTTAAAGTTGTATTCTGAGGTGCTAGACCATAAGTGTCGTTTGTTACAAAGTTAGTTGGATCGAAGGCGGTATTCAAAAGAGTCATACCATTTACTGTACCAATTCCTACATTATTTGGATTAGGTAGATATCTAGAAGCTGTTGCTTGATTTGAAATACCTGCTCCGAATTCTAAATCTAAAGAATTATTTTCTTTAAATCTAGAAACAAATCTATAAGGTACTAATTGCTTTTCTAAAACAAAAGGAACTTCGTTTGCTTCTGAATATAGTTGAGGATATGCGGCTTGAGTATTAGCAATAGGCTTTAAGATGAAATTTTGAGCTAGGTAGGGAACTTCATACCAGATATTACCATCGCTATCTTCAACATTAATAATTTCAATTATATTAGTATCTTGAATATTTCTAACAGGAAATCTTTCTGCAGCTCCAAAAGTAAGTGTAGTTGACTTAACTTGACCAGAAATGGCTTGAGTTGTTTTCTTTAAAAGATATGTATTTGGATTACCACCTGTAGTTGTATAAACTGAAATATCAGTTGGATTAATTGAAGATGATAAATTAAAGTTTACTGAGTTAGGAAGATAAAAGAAAATATTATTGTTTACGTTTGATTTGATTTCTGCACCCTGCTCTAAAGTTAAAGCATACTGAAAATCTGGAGCATAGCTAGAGCCTGATGAAGGAAGCTGTTGGTACACATCCATATTTACTATAGCTGCAGAAGTTACTTTAGGTCTGTAACCTAACATATAAGCTAAGCTGTATAGATTAGAAGGCTGTTTTGCATACTCTAAAAA